TGCTCCCGTGCGGCATTCCATCCTGGATCAGCACAAAGAGGAGAACGAGAAGAAAAAAGAATACCTGAGAAGATACCATGCGGCAGAGCTTGCGGAACGAGAAATTCGAGAAGAGATTGATGATCTGCGAATGAATAAAATGTTTCCGGCGCTGATCCAGGATGGAATGCCGCACGGGAGCAGTTGCATGGATCTTTCAGAGTATGCAGCACAGCTTGATGAGCTGCTGACGGAGCTGAAAGATCAGATGGAGTTGAGAATCAGAATCCGGCGAAAGATTACGTGGGAAATTGAACAGATGCAGAATGAGACTGAAAAAACAGTCTTGAGATTGAGATATATTCATTGGCTGCGGTGGGAGCAGATTGCGGAAAGAATGGGATATAGTCAAGAGCATGCCCAGAGAATACATAAAAAGGCATTAAGAAATTTCAAGATATCATAGAATGTCATACTATACATGTGGTATGCTGTAAGAGCCAGAGAATGGATAAGGGATCAACATTTCCTACACTTTCTTGCAAAAACTCCTCAGGTGTATTTTGATCAGTGACCAGGCATCACAACCTGGCCACTGAATAAGGTCGGCATCAACCTTGGCAGAGCCAAATGATGTACGGTGCTGGGCGTGCACACCCTGCGCCTATTGGAACGTAGCTCAGTTAGGAAGAGCGCAGAGACGCCGGCACGAGGTCGTAGGTTCGAATCCTGCCGTTCCAATTCTCCATTGATTGGAGAATCATCCCCCATATATTTTTTATGAAACGTCCTGTAGAAATACAGGACGTTTTGTAGTATGATGTAAGAAAAGGTATACAAGAAGGGGTGATGTGAAATGAGAAATGTGATAGCATTTTTGAACATGAAAGGTGGTGTATGTAAAACATCACTTTGCAAGGAAATAGGGCTTTATTTAGCGGAGCAATATAATAAAAAAATACTTATAATAGATATTGATCCGCAATCTAATTGTACACAATCTTTTTTGGGACGGTATAATATTCTGAAAAATGAATTGATTACGAATGATTCACACTTACCATCAATCCAAAAAATTTTTTCTCCAGGACAGGGACGTTTAGATGAGCCACAGCTTAGTGAAATTATTTTAGAACTTTCGGAAAATCTGCATATTATCCCTGGGGAATTACGTACAATTTTTATGGAAAGAGAAACAACGGGTGGAGCAGCAGAACAGAGATTATATAATTTTCTTGATGAACACAAGATAAAGGAGCAATATGATTACATTTTAATAGATTGTCCACCGACATATTCTTTTTATACGATTGCTGCGCTCTTGGCCAGTGATTTATATTTAATACCTGTAACTCCAGATGCATATTCATTATTAGGCGTTGACTTACTGGAACAAGTTATACATAATTTGAAATCTAATTATAGGCTAAACTTTCAAAATCATCCATTAGACAATTTAGGAATTATCTTCACAAAGATAAGTAAAAGGCCACGAAGCGGTATAAAAAACAATATTGAACAAATCAAAGAAGCGTATGAAGATAAAGATATGCCGTTTTTTGAAAATTCATATTTAAAAGCAGATAAAATTGTGACATCTAAGCTGTCAACATTTATATTGGACAGGCAAGATGAAAATCTGAGAAGAAATTTAGACATGATATGCAAAGAATTTATGAATAAAGTGGGGGAATATAATGAATAAAGAGATCTGGATGAAAAAAATAAGATATATTAATAATTTAAAGGATGAAGAATTAATCCGTTTAGAAAGTTTTTCTGTAATAGTAAGTTTTATGCTTTCAAAAGAGGCATTCAGAGCTAACGTAGATTTGAAAATTTTTATGGAGGAGTTGGGAATAGAATGTAAACCATACTTGGCTAAAAGTAGAACTGCAATGTTAGCTAAAATGTTAAGAATTGTTGAAAAAGCAGAAAAACAACAATTATTGAAATATATTGCTGTTATCAATCAAAAAATTTCTGACATACCAGGAGAAGAAAAAACACAGACTCAAAATAAAAAGAATAAGAAAAATTATATGAAAGAAGTATTAGAATTGTATGGCAGAAAGGATAAGTGATGGGAGAGTATGCGGATTTTATCAGCAAATATTTTCCGCTTTCAGGGCAGATGGAAAATGAAGAAACATTGTATAGGCTAATATGTGAGAGCAATTTGATTTCAAGAATCATGTTGAAATATATGGATATGAGTATTGAATATGTTGACCAGGAAAAGCTTATTTTTTACCGCAGATTTCGCGACGGTATAAATAAAGTGTTACTATATTTGCCATTGAATGAAGAAATTGGAATATGTGCATGTATGAGATATTCTGTTGAACAATTTCTGAAATTTATATATGCGATCTATTTTGAAAAAGATATTGAAAAAATAGTGCAAACAAGCTATAGACATATCAAAGATGATGTAAAGAAAAATAATGTCATACCAGAAAAAGTAAAAACAGAATTTCAAAAAATGTATACATATTATGCGAAATATTCAAACAATGTGCATGCAAAAGAAATTGACGATAGCCGAGAACTTATTTCCTTAGGTCGTATTGTTGGGGGCGAAAACGAGTACGCAGTAGATATTGAAAAAGATTTAAGAGATATTCTGAATATTTCTTATGAGGTAATGCAATCAATTTTTGGAGTGAAGTTTGAAAGCTTAAATACGTCAGAACGAATGAATATTTCGAACTTGCAGTCAAAAAAACGAAGAAAGAAAATATGTGAAATATTAGGATGCGATGATTAATCAAAAAGGGACGGTCCAAAAGACTGTCTCCTTTTTATATTCAAAAACGAAACGAATGAGAGGTGGTGAGGCTTGGCAAGAGCACCAGATCGGCGGGTGGAGCAGGCCATGGAATTATATGCAAAAGGCCTGAAACTAATAGAGATTGCCGCTACATTGAAAGTTCCGGAGGGAACGGTTCGAAGCTGGAAGAATCGATATGACTGGGATGCAACGTTGCATAAAAAGAAACGCAACGTTGCAAAAAAGAAAGGCGGTCAGCCGGGCAATAAAAATGCTGAGGGGCATGGAGGAACAGGGCCGCCGGGAAATAAGAATGCAGTTAAGACAGGAGAGTTTGAAGCTCTCTTTTTTGATTGTCTGGATCCAGATGAACAGCAACTGATCAAGAAAGTGCAGCCGAATAAAGAACAACTGCTCCTGCAGGAAATTCAGTTATTGACCGTACGGGAACGGCGGATGTTGAAAAGAATTGAGATGCTGAAGAACATAGAGCAGTCGCCGGCCGATGAAAATGCTGAGCCAGAAGAACAAGTTCCAGCGGGAATGAGTGTTACTGGATATCGATCTGGAATTGAAAAAGGAAAACCAACTGTCTTAAAAGAATACGAGGGGATTCTGGGACAGATCCAGTCCATAGAAGATGCACTGACTCGCGTGCAGGCGCGGCGCCAGAGAGCCATCGAGGCCCTACATAAATTTGGTTACGATGATGCACGGCTGGAGCTGGCAACAATGCAGCTTGAATTTGAAATGAGCAAACAGGATGTTCAGCAGGAAGAAACCGGCGATGATGGATTCCTTTCTGCGATGAATGCCGTGGCGCAGGAAGTCTGGGGTGATGAGAGTGTATGAGAAGATCTCATCGTTGAAAACAAAGCTGCAGAATCTCACGCGAAACATTAAAAATTGTCAGAAAGACCAGACATTCCATTTTTCGCCGTTTTCCAGAAAACAGAAGCAGGTTCTTACCTGGTGGTGCAAGGATTCGCCAGTCCATGATGAGGATGGAATCATAGCTGACGGCGCGATCCGATCCGGAAAGACTGTCAGTATGTCCCTCTCATTCGTGATGTGGGCAATGAGCACATTCAATGGTCAGAACTTTGCTATGTGTGGAAAGACCATTGGTTCTTTCCGAAGAAACGTACTGTTCTGGCTGAAACTGATGCTCAAGTCCAGAGGATATTTCGTAACCGATCGAAGAGCTGATAACCTCATTATCATCAGAAAAGGCGATACAGAGAACTATTTCTATATTTTTGGTGGAAAAGATGAACGTTCACAGGATCTGATTCAGGGTATCACGCTTGCGGGCGTGTTCTTTGATGAAGTTGCACTGATGCCGGAGAGCTTCGTGAACCAGGCAACCGGCCGATGCTCTGTGGAAGGTTCCAAGTTTTGGTTTAACTGCAATCCGGACGGCCCATATCACTGGTTTAAAACCAATTGGATTGACAAATCCACAGGATATCTTGGAAAAGAGCAGGTGGAGCAGATCAGGAAGAAAGCCGCGGAAGAGGGAAAAGATCCGGGGTTAAAAGAAATCCTCTATCTGCATTTTACGATGGATGACAACCTGTCTCTGAGTGAGGAGATCAAAGCCAGATACTGCAGTATGTATATTGGCGTTTTCTTTAAGCGGTATATTTTAGGCTTATGGGCGGCTGCAGAGGGCGTCATTTATGATATGTTCGATCCGGAAAAACACGTAAAGAACATCAAAGAGTTTTTCCAGATACTGGTAAATGGAAACCGTTATGTGTCCTGCGACTATGGTACGCAGAATGCGACCGTGTTCCTGCTGTGGAATAAAGGAATCGATGGAAAGTGGTACTGCATCCGCGAGTATTATTATTCCGGAAGAGACAAGGGTAAACAGAAGACGGATGCAGAATATGCAGACGATTTGAAAAAGTGGCTGGATGGAACCAGAATCAAAGCAATGATTGTGGACCCGTCGGCCGCTTCTTTTATTGCAGAACTGCGAAAACGCGGATACAAAGTAATCAAGGCAAATAATGATGTGCTGGACGGAATCCGGCTGGTTGGTATGCTGCTGAATCTGGAAATGCTGATATTTTCCAGCTCCTGTACGGAAACAATCAAAGAATTTGCTTCTTACATATGGGATGATAAGGCAGCCGAGCATGGAGAGGACAAACCGGTAAAGCAGCATGATCATGGATGCGATGCAGTACGCTATTTTGTAAGTACTGTTTTGGGTAGTAAAGTGGCAAGACTTCGAGAGATAAGCGGGTGAAAATAATGTATACATTTACAGTTCCAAGAGAAAAATTTGATGAGCGGGCGCCGGATAAGCAGATGATCCGCCGGTTGATATCCAAGCATATCAGCATTGTTGGGCGAATGCAGAAGAATATGGCCTACTACAAAGGACAGCATGAAATTCTGTCAGATGCGGATCGTGAAAACAAACTGGTGTGCAATCATGCAAAAGATATTTCTGATACGGCCAGCAGTTATTTCATTGGAAACCCAGTAACATATAAGGCAGAAGGCGATATCAAAGCCCTGACCGATGCCCTGGAGACTGCCGAAGCAGATGAAACCGACGGAGACAATGGGTTGGAGCTTTCCATTTATGGGCTTGCGTATGAATACGTGTATGTAAAAGAGAATGAAAATGATCTGGTAACGAAAAACCTTTCTGCAGAAAATACATTTATGGTAAAGGACGACAGCATCGAGGAACGAGAACTCTTTGCTGTCTATTATTATGTCAGAAAAGATGATTCCGGAACTTCGGCAGATCATTTCAGGGCAACCATACTGACGTCAAGATACCGGTACGAGCTGGATATCGAGGACAGCAGCGCTCCGCAGATCACCGTAGAAGAGCCGCAGGAACATTATATGTGCGAGATTCCGATTATCGAGTATTTGAATAATAAACTTGGTATTGGTGATTTTGAACTGCAGATTCCACTCATTGATGCTTACAATGCGTTGATGAGCGATCGTATCACGGATAAGGAGCAGTTTATTGATTCGATTCTTGCCATCTATGGAACATTGCTTGCAGATGATGAAGTAGATGAGAATGGTGAGAAAAAAGAAGGCGCAGAGGCGGCGATGAAGCATCTGAAAAAGAGAAAGGTGCTGGAAGTTCCGGATGGGGCCAAAGCAGAATATCTGACCAGAACATTCGATGAGACTGGCGTAGAAGTGCTGAAAAAGGCAATCGAACAGGATATTCATAAATTCAGTCATATTCCTTGCATGACGGATGAAAGCTTTGGTGGTAATGTTTCCGGCGTGGCAATGGAGTTTAAAGTATTGGGCATGGAGAACATTACAAAAATTAAGACCCGATATTATAAAAAAGGACTTCGAAAACGTCTCCGGCTGTTTTGCGGTTATCTGTCTCTGTATCAGAAGAACGTGGATCCAAAGGGGATTACAATGGTATTCACAAGATCTCTGCCGAAGAACCTGCTGGAAATTTCACAGATTGTGGCCAATTTGTGGGGCAAAGTCAGCAGGAGAACGCTGTTGTCGCAGATTCCGTTTGTAGAAGATGTGGATGAAGAATTAAATGCATTGGAAAAAGAAACGCAGGAAAATCTTGAAAATCAACAGAAAATGTTCGGGAACGATCCAAATACCAAGCCTGATCAGCCAGGAGAAGCATCCGCAGAGGATGATGTAAGCCATGACGAAAAAGAATGAGCAGTATTGGAAGAACCGTGCGGAGCAGAGAATGTGGGAATATATGCAAAGCGCAGAAGAGACAGCAGATGAAGCGGCAAAGTTCTATCAGAAAGCGGCGGCGTACCTGAATCAGGAGATCGATGGCATTTTCGAAAAATACATGACTAAACATAACCTTTCGGAAAGAGAAGCCTATGACCTGTTGAATCAGATGACGGACCATGCTTCAATACAGGAATTACTGCAGAAACTCCAGAATGGCACCAAAGACACCGAAAAGAAGCAGATCATACAGAAACTTGAGGCTCCGGCGTATCGGGCGAGAATCGAGCGTCTGGAGCAGATCCAGAGTCAGCTCGACCAGATTATGCGGAATGTATATCAGCAGGAGCTGGCCCTTTCCATATCACATTATGCGGCGCTGGCAGAGGAAGCCTACTACAAGTCAATATTCGACATTCAGCAGCGCTCTGGATATGGATTTTCTTTCGCCAAGGTTGATCAGAAAATGATTGACCGTCTGTTGAAAAGCAGATGGTCAGGAAAGAACTATTCCACGCGAATCTGGAATAATACCGGCGCGCTGGCGCAGATGTTGAAAGAAGAGCTGCTGGTCAGCTTGGTAACCGGTCGCACAGAGCGGGAAACGGCCGAGATCATCATGCAGAAATTTGCGCAGGGTAGCAGCCAGGCCCGCCGCCTGATCCGGACAGAAAGCAGCTATATCACCGGGCAGATGGACCTGCAGTCCTATGAGGAGTGCGGAATAGAAAAATATGTCTATCTCGCAACACTGGATCTGCGGACCTGTCAGGAAGACTGCGCGCCGCTGGACGGGAAGATATTCCCGGTCAAAGATGCCAAGCCCGGCGTGAATATGCCTCCGATGCATCCCTGGTGTCGGTGCACGACGATTTCGTATTTTTTAGATGAGATTCTGCGGAGCCTGCGGCGAAGAGCGAGAGATCCGGTTACCGGAAAGACATATACTGTGCCTGGGGATATGACTTATAAGCAGTGGTATGCGAAATATGCAAATAACGAGGGCAAAACAGTTGCAAAAGAACCCGGCTCTGATATAATAACATCAGGAGCAAGGATTACAAACTCTTATAGTAAACAAGCAAGGGATTTTGCTGACATGTACTACAAAGAGATTCGAACTTTTTCAAGTGATGCAAAGAGAATTGCTGTAAATCTGGGCAAGGATGAAAGTGATATCAGAAAGATAAAAGCATATTTGTTTGAAGAAAAGTCATTTATTGATCCAGACACAGGAGAAAGAAAGCGGTTCGATCCAGATTGTGCGATTGCTCAAAGTTGGCAACGACTTATGATAGGCAAAGATATCAAAAAGCATGATAGAACTTTGATAGAGCATGAACTGCTAGAAATGAAGATCAAAAGTGAAAATCCGAGCATAGAACACTGGAGAGCGCATGAATTAGCTACGAAAAAATATGATTATGATAAGGAGGCGACAGAATATTATGGTAATCTTGAAAAATATAAAAAAAATAAATAACACAATTTCTGCAGAATATTATCCGGAAGGAAAGGAACCTAAAGGATTTATGAAAATAAGCCTTATTGATAATGAAATCGAAGAGCATGCACCGTCCGGATTCATGGCACCAGCACATGTGTTTCGAGAGTTGTTGCGGCTTTCGAAAATGGAGAAACCGCCGAAAGAAAAAACATTGTTATGGTATTGATACCACCGGCCTCTTGACTGGTGGTATTTTTGTACCCATTTTCAAGAGAGAGAAAGGAAAAATAATATGAGAAATGAAGAGTTCCTGAGAATTTGTAAGGAAAAGGTGGCTGAGTACACAAATCAGCATATGGACAAAACGGATCAGAAACAGATTACCGCAAATGATGTGTATGTGGTCTGGTCATGTAAAACACTTCAGAATCACAAAGCTCTGCTCAGCACTACTATTCCGGATGGAATGTATTATGAGCTGACATACAACGGAGATAAACATGAGTTATATCTGGATGCCTATAAAAAATTTGAAAACAAGTGTTTTGAGATGTAAGGAGAGGAAGAGCAATGAAATTTACAGAAGCATTTAAAATGATGAAACAAGGAGCAAAAGTAAAATTACCGTCATGGGGTGGCCATTGGTACTGGGATCCGGAGAAAGAAACAATTATGATTCAGTGCAGACAGCAGGACGGCGATCAGGGAGAATTGCTTGACATTCGCGAGACACAAAGAGTGGAATACACAACTATGAATCTGCTTTCTGATGAATGGATTGTAGCAGATGAGAAAAACTGTCCGGTTCTTGGCGGCGAAGCAACCTTTTCGTTCGGTGAAGCAATCAAGTATCTGAAACGTGGCATGAAAGTGAAACGCAAGGGCTGGAATGGTAAGAATCAGTACATTCAGCTGGCAACTGAAATTTCTTACAAAACAGCCGAAGGAGATGTTGTGAATTGTGAACATGATGCTATCGAAAATGCGGCTATTGCATTTTGCGGAACTTCTGGTGTGCAGATGGGATGGCTTGCGTCTCAGGCTGATATGCTGGCAGAGGACTGGGTATTTGTGGAGGAATGAAGAACATGAAAAAGAAAATGATGGCAGTGTTGCTGATGGCATTACTTGTGTGTATGGCCATCACTGGCTGCACGGAGGCAAACCAGGTCAGCAACAACATTTCGCAGGAAGCTGATAATTTCAACGTGACGCGGAAACTCACGGTAGTAAATGCGCGGACGGACACTATCCTGCTGGAATTGACAGGAACATTTGCCTTGAAAAATAACACGGCAAATGAGCTTGAGGTTATTATCGAGACAGAAGAGGGCAAATACAAGAAAGACCTAGTGTACCTGAATGACTATACCATGTACGTTGTCGAAGATGTTTCCGGAGCAAATGTAGATAAATATCATTATGAAATCAATTTCCTGCCAGAGTGGGGAGCGACTGTAACACACAAAGAATAATTGCGCCGGCGCAAAAGAAACGGAATAGGCACGCAGAAATGCGTGTTATTTTTATGCCTTTTTCCTGCCAGGCGTTAAAGAAGCAGGGAAAATCCAACAGCGAATGGCCCGGGCACGAGAGTGAATAGGCTGGGCGGAAAGGACACGAAACTATGAGAAAGAAACATTTTTATTGCAGAATCCCAATGAATCTGCAGATCTTCGCAGACGGCGGAGCCGGAGACGATGCTGGGGCCGATGGCGGCAATGGCGGCGGAGCCGGAGGAGCAGACCAGGGAGGAACAGAACTTCCGTCATTTGATGATTTTCTGAAAGGAGAAGGAAATCAGGCAGAATTTGACCGCCGCGTGCAGAAAGCGATCGATACGGCAGTGACCAAAGCACAGGAAAAATGGCAGGCACTGACCGATGACAAGTTGTCCGAGGCGGAACGCCTTGCCAAGATGACGAAAGAAGAGAAAGAGCAGTATCAGCGGCAGAAGAAAGAAAAAGAACTTTCCGACAGAGAAGCGGCAATTACCAGAAAAGAACTGATGGCAGAGGCAAAAAATACACTTGCCAGTGATGGATTGCCGCAGGATCTGGCGGAGGTACTCAATTACACGGATGCAGATTCCTGTAAAAAATCCATGGAGAAAGTAAAAACTGTATTTCAGAAAGCAGTAGAAACTGCCGTGGAGGAGAAACTGAAAGGCGGGAAGCCGCCGAAAAAAGCACCGGAAACTGATCCACAGAAAACCCAGGAACAGCAGGTATATAACCTGATGATGGGAAAATTTTAAAGGAGAGTGAAAAATATGGCAGTTAATACATTAGCGACAGCTACACTGTTTCAGAAAATGTTAGATAAAGTAGCTGTTCAGGAAGCAACTACCGGCTGGATGGATGCCAATGCAGGGCAGGTCATTTACAATGGTGGAGCAGAAGTAAAAATTCCGAAAATGACCGTGCAGGGAATGGGAGATTATGATCGTGACAATGGATATCAGCGTGGGTCTGTTACTTTAGAGTATGAAACCAAAAAGATGACCCAGGATCGTGGTCGTCAGTTCCAGTTGGACTCGATGGACATTAATGAAAATAATTTTGTTACAACCGCGGCCGCTGTAATGGGAGAGTTTCAGAGAACACAGGTTGTACCGGAAATCGACGCATACCGTATTTCGAAGCTTGCAACAGATACGATCACGGCGAATAAAGCTGGAATGATTGAATATGCCTATGTGCCGGGAACGACTGGAACTTCTGCACTGCGTAAGTTGAAAGAAGGAATCAGAGCAGTAAGAGACGGCTACAACGGGGCCTTAGTATGCCAGGCAACGTCTGACTTTATTCTGGAGCTGGAACTCGAACTTGCGGGAAAAATTACTATGGGAACATTTTCGAAGAATGGAATTGATACCATGGTACCGTTTGTGGACAAAGTACCGATTATTCCAACTCCATCCAACCGTATGTATACGGCAATCAAGGTGAACGATGGTAAAGCAGCGGGACAGGAAAAAGGCGGATATGAGAAGGGAACTACAGCAAAAGACCTGAATTTCTTTATTTCCCCGGCAACAACACCACTCGCTATTACCAAACAGGATAAGATGCGAATTTTTGATCCGAACACAAACCAGAAAATGGATGCATGGCAGATGGATTACCGTCGGTTCCATGATTTATGGATTTTGGATAACAAGCTGGATTCCATCTATTTAAATATTCGGGAGGCAAAGGAATGAGATTAAAAAAAGGAAACGTTGAGAGGGAAGCGGATGGGATCAAGGCAGAACGGCTCCTGAACGATGGATTTACAAGAGTAGAAGCTGTTAAGATGCAAAGCCCAGAGGTTTCCAACAAAAAAGATCTTTCAGAGATGACTGCCGAGGAATTAAAAAATCTTGCAAAAGAAAAGGGGATTTCTGGTGCATCTGCGCTGACAAAGGCGGAGCTGCAGGAAGTCCTGAAGGATGTGGTCTGAAATGACCGAACTGGAAAAGCTGAAGAAAATGACCGGTGAGAAAGACGAAGGGCTTCTGCAGATCCTCTTAGAGGATGCGGAGGCTTTCGTTTTATCATATACGAACCGTACCCACCTCGTTTCCGGCCTGGATAAGGCAGTCCGGGATCTGGCAGTCATCGCCCTGAACCGGATGGGAACCGAGGGAGAGGCGGCGCGCACCGGATCCGGAGAAAGCTACACTTTCAACGACGCGCCAAAGCAGATCTACGATGTGCTGAACCGGTACCGGCTGGCAAGAGTAGGAGGGAAAACATTTGAGGCTGAAAAGAAGCAGGCTGGTGGAGCTGAAACACTGTCCTCTTGAACAGAAAAAGGATAACGAGGGCGGAACCTACATCGAATATGGTTCTGCCGTTCCCTTCCGCGCGGAAATGTGGGCTGCCGGCGGGCGGATCCAGACAGAAATGTATGGCCCACGTCTGCCGAACATTCGTAATCTTCGGGTTGAGGGAGCATACACGGAGCAGTCCGGTAAGAATGGAAAACTTTCGTATGCAGTGGCGGACGGACCGACAATTTCCGTAAACGATGGCATCTGCATCAATGGGGATCAGCCGGATTATAAGGTAATTGCCATCTATCCCTATCGTTATCTGACTCTGGAGGTGGAAAAGCTATGATTCTTGGAACGAAAGATGTCACAGAGATGCTGAAAAATGCCTCAGAGCTTGAGATCAGCAAAGCGGTTTCAAAAGGAATCAAGCTGGTCCAGTCCGCGGCGCGGGCGGAATGCCCGGTAGATCACGGTGAACTGAGGGGAAGCATTTTCACAGTGGTAGAGGCAGAAGGCCGGAATGTAACCGGCATCTGTTATACAGATAAGAAATACGGTCCATATGTGGAATTTGGTACCGGCCCGAAGGGACAGGCGAACCACGAGGGCATCTCGCCGGATGCAACGCCGGTTTATACACAATCGCCCTGGTGGATCCACGAAGGCAGCGGCTGGAATGAGGTTGACAGGGAGACTGCAGAAAAATGCGGCTGGTTCTACATTGACACACCGGAGGGCAGATTCTATCAGTGTACCGGACAGGCAGCGCAGCCTTTTATGTATCCGGCACTGAAGAACAATGAGAAACAGATTGAGCAGGTGATACGAGAGGAGCTGAGAAAACAGTTTTGAAGAATGTAAAAGATCAGGTATATGCGGCGCTGGACGCCGTATTTGAAAATGTAACGGACCAGTACCCGAAAGACTGGGCAGCACTGCCTGCGGTGCAGTACACAGAAGAGGATAACAAGGTCTACGAGCGCACGGACAAGGAAGAAAAATCCTATGTGCGGTACCGGATTGATATTTGGAATAATCGGTCTACATCCGAAGCCGCCATGCAGGTAGATGCTGCGCTTTCGGCACTTGGCCTGGTGCGCATCCTGTGCCAGGATACGCCGGATCCGTCCGGCATGAAACATAAAGTCATGCGTTACGAAGGAATTATTGATATGGAGTCGGAGCAGGTATACTGGCCGGCATAAAGGAAAGGAGAAACATATGTTAGCAAATGGTGCAAAATTAGGATACAAAAAACATGGTGCAGCAGAAAGTACGTATAAAGATCTGCCAGGACTGAAAGAGATTCCGGAGATCGGAACAGAAGCAGAAAAGGTAGATAATACCGGTCTGACGGATCCGCACAAGATTTATGAGCAGGGCATCGGAGATCTTCCGGATATGACCTACAAATTCAAATATGACAACAGTAAGGCAGACGCTCCGTATCGTCTGATGCGTACGGCACAGGAAAACGGAGACCTGCTGGACTTTCAGGAAACAGCTGCGGATGGCACAAAATGCACCTTCAGTGCAATGGTATCTGTGAAACGTACCGGCGGCGGTGTCAATGGTGTGATCGAATTTGAACTGACCATGCTTGTACAGGATGGACCAAACTGGACAGATCCGGTATAAAAGGAGGAAACGTAAATGAGCGAATTTATCGGCGGAATTGATGAAGAAATCGGCGTAGAAGAGAAGGAAGAATCCGAAAAAGTTACCAAGATCGAGGAGATCAAGCTGAAAAGACGACCTTTCCATTACTGGAAAGTCGGGGAGAGAGAGCTGCAGCTGAAGCTGAACACAAGAATGATCGAGCTTCTGGAAAATAAATATAAGACCAACATCATGAATCTGGTGGCAGGGGGCGATATTCCGCCGCTGTCCGTGATGCTGACGGTAGTACAGACGGCGGCCATCCCGTGGACGCACAAGCTGAAATACGAGGATGTGCAGAAACTGTACGATAAGTGGACCGAAGACGGTGGCGACCAGATCACCTTTTACAGCAAAGTCGTGATGCCGACCATGGTAGTATCTGGTTTTTTCCCGCAGGAGCAGGCGGACACAATGCTGAAGAGCCTGGAAGAAGCGGAAGATCTGATGTAAAGCTGGTTTCTGACGATCTGGATGAACTCTATGAGAGTGCTCTGGACTGCGGGATAAAGCCGGCACTCTTCTGGGAGCTGTCTCCGCTGGAGATAGCAGATCTGATGGCAAGTTACAACCGTAAAAAACGGCGAAGCTTCAAAGAAAGAGTTGGACTTGCCTTCCTGCAGGCGGAAGTTACAGCAAGGTATCTGACTTTACAAAAGGATGATCCGATACCGGCACCGTGGGAGTATTATCCAGGACTGTTCGAATCAGAAAAAGAAGCGTTCGAACAGGAAGAACTGAAAAAATATTATGAAAAGCGGCGGGAGATTTCCGCAGAGTACAGAAGAAGGCGTCAGGCAGAAGAAGTCTGATGCCTTCAGAATTTTGAAAAAGGAGGAGGTGAAAAACGATGGCAGAAGATCTTGCAAAGTTGAAAGTAAAACTGGAAGCCCAGGCAGATGAGTACGTGAAGGAGATCCGAAAAGCAAAATCGGAAACAAAAAGCGCAGTTGACAGCATGGAGAAACAGACGGGACGACTGAAAAAACAGTCATCAAGTATGTCCATGTGGAAAAATACCGGAAAAATGATTGCAGATTCCGTGAAACATGCGATTCCAAACATAAAAGCTATGAATGCTGAGATAAAAAACTACGTGAAAGAAGCGCAGGTAGCTGCCGGTATCAAAGTGTATACCGACGAGTATGCTGAAACGCGAAGAAGCATTGAGAAAACCAGGAAAAAGCTCAATGAACTGCGGCAGGAAGAAAAGGCATTGCAGCAGATGGGAGAAAGCAGCGGCGAGTCGGACAGGTACCGAAGTCTCAGAAAATCCGCTGAAAAAACGCAGGCGGAACTGGATACACTGCATGAAAAAATGAAAAAACTGGAAGACGACGGTGATGCACAGGAATATACTCCGAAATATCAGAAAACGATTGACGCTATGCTTGCAGAGAAGAAACGTGTAGAAGAACTGCAGAAGGAACTTGATGCAAGACGAAAAAGCGGATCTTCTATGACTTATATCACAGAGCAGGGGAAACTTGGAAATGTGAAAGATGATCTGGAAGAAAGCAGAAGAAAAGTAAAAGATCTGGAAAAGCAGTTGGAGGATCTGGAGAAAAGAGGAAAAGACTGGCAGCCGACCGAAGCGGCCAGAAAGCTTTCAGACCAGATGGATCAGACATCAGAAAAGCTTGGAAAATACCGTACAGAGATGACGGAACTTCGAGCAGACGGTGTAGATCGCGGAACCGATGCGTGGATCAAGAACCAAAAAGAGATTGCAAAAACTCGTGGTGAGATGGAAAAGTACAAAACCATGAGCAGGAACATGGAATCTTCCGGTGAAGATGTGAAAAAAGGCACTGGCGGCGCAGTAGCCAGTGTCAAGGCAGTTATCAACGAAATGAAAAAGTCTCTCAGCCAGACAAAAGTCGGCAGCTTTGTATCAAAAGGCTGGGGTGGTGCTACCAAACTTTTCAAAGGCGTAGCATCCGGGGCGAAGCTTGCAGCGACAGAAATCAAGAAGTGTGGTGGAGCAGCCGCATCTCTGATCCATCGTTTCAGTAACGGCATTTCCGCCATCGGGCGGTTTGCAAAAGGTCTTTTAAGCCTTGGCAGAGGAGCCAGAAATACAGCTGGCGGATTTCAGGGCGGTCCGAAGGGACTACTGATGTACGGACTGGGGATTCGTTCCCTCTTCGCACTGGTCAATCGTCTGCGCAGTGTCCTGACAGAGGGCATGAACAATCTGGCGCAGTACAGCGACAATACCAACGGCAGTCTTTCCATGCTGATGTCGTCTTTGACACGGCTGAAAAATGCGCTGGCAACAGCCTTTGCGCCGATTCTGAATGCAGCAGCTCCAATGCTGAATCTTTTGATTCAGAAGGTAACCGAGGCCGTAACGGCGCTGGGGCAGCTCTTTGCGTCGCTGACCGGTCAGTCCGGCTTTGTAGCGGCTAAGAGGGTCAATCAGGACTATGCCAAGAGTTTAAATTCCAACGCAGACAGTGCGAAGAAAGCCAACAAAGAAAATAAAAAACTACAGAACACACTGTTCGGCTTCGATCAGATCAACAAGCTGAACGATAATTCCGACGGTGATGATACCGCAGACACCAGTACAGGAGGTGGTTTAACACCGGCGGACATGTTCGAGTCCGTTCCGATCAACAGCAAAGTAAGCGATTTTGCCAAAAAGCTGAAGGATGCATGGAAAAATGCAGATTTCACGGAGATCGGACAGATTGTCGGTACAAAGCTGAATGATGCGCTGAATCGGATCCCGTGGGGACCGATCCAGAATACGGCGCGAAAAGTTGGCAAGTCCATTGGCACGTTTATCAGCGGCTTCGCCGAGGTGCCGGATCTTGGAACGAACATCGGAAAAGCAATCGCTGAGGCGGTCAATACAGGTGTTGGAGGCATCAATGCCTTTCTGGACAATACCAGATGGGATTCTGTCGGAAAAATTATCGGTGATGGGTTAAACGGTGCGGTTAATACTGTAGACTGGTCGGGAATCGGTCACATGTTTGCGCAGAAGTGGAATGCAATCTTTACCACCATTGGAGAAGCTGCCAGAACCTTTAAGTGGTCTAATTTTGGAAAAAATTTAGCGTCTGGACTCAATAAAGCGATTACCGATTTTGACTGGGCTGGAAATGGAGCGCGAATCAGCGACCTTGCACTTGGCCTGCTTAATACGCTTACAACTTTTCTGGAGCAGACAGACTGGGTAAAACTCGGCGCATCCATCAAGTCATTTATTGCGGCCATTGATTGGAAAAGTATTGGAACAGAACTTGCACGGGCAATTGAAGATATCTTTGGCGCACTTGGCGCTATTGTCGGCGGTTTGGTAGGTGATGCCTTTAAAAATGCTCAGAAATATTTTGCTCAGAAAACGAAGGAATGCGGCGGTCACGCTTTCCTTGGATTCCTTAAGGGAATTCTGGATGCAATTATCGGCATCGGAGCTTGGATCAAGAAGAATATTTTTGATCCGTTTATGAAAGGCTTCAAAAGTGTATTCGAGATTCACAGCCCGTCCAAAGTTATGGCTGAGATGGGAAAATATCTCATCGAAGGCATGCTGAAAGGAATCACTGGAAAAATCGCGGATATCAAGGCGAAGTTTTCAGAAATCAAAGATGCCATCAGTAAAAAGTGGGAAGAAACAAAAACGGACACCTCAAAAAAATGGAAGCAGATCACCGAAGAGACAACCAAAAAGATGGGCAGTCTGCGGGATGATGCAAAAACAAAATTTGAGGAAATCCGTTCCAATATTTCCGGAAAATGGTCCTTGGTGCGCCAGAACACAGAGACGAGCTGGAACAATATCAAATCCAATACAGCTCAAAAATGGTCTGAAATCCGGTCGGATGCATCTGCAAAATTTGAAAATATCCGCAGCACGGTGGCCCAGAAATGGAACAGTCTGCACAAAGACACAACGTGGTCGCAGATCAGCAGCAATTTGAAAAATACTTGGTCAGATTTGAAGAGCAATGCGTCGAAAGCGTTTGGAACAATCAGTGACAATATCCTCGGCTGTTTCCGAAATTTGAAAAATTCCCTGAAGAGCACAATGTCCGGCGTGGCAAATGCCATCATTTCGCCGATCGGCAGCGCGGTCAACGGAGTGATCAGCGGAGTCAATTGGATTCTGGGAAAAGTCGGCAGCAGCAAGTCATTTGCAAAGTGGCAGGTGCCGAAATTTGCCAACGGATCAGAAGGTATTCCGACTGATACGCTCGGAGTGGTCAATGATCAGCCTGGAGGAATCTATCGAGAGATGGTTATTCGCCCCGATGGCAGTGCTTTTATCCCACAGGGCAGGAATGTTCCACTGATGATGGAAAAAGGCACACAGATCGTTCCTGCGAAGCAGACACAGCAGTATATGAGCATGATGCCGCACTTTAAGACCGGAGTAGGCAGCAAGATCAAAGAAACCATTGAAAATGTATGGAGCTATGTATCACATCCGTCCAAGCTGGTGGATCTGGCTCTTGATAAATTTGCCAATATCGGAAATGCCATGGAGCCCGGGTTAAGCATTGCAAAGGGTGTCATTTCCCAGGTAAAAGGAAGCGTGACGGACTTTGTAAAGAAAATATTCAGCGAGTCCGAACCGAAAGTCAACTATGTAGCCAGCAAGGGCGTGGAGCAGTGGAGATCTCTTGCAACAAAGGCGCTGCAGCTGACCGGCCAGTATTCTGCGGCAAACCTGAACCGGCTGCTGTACCAGATGAATACAGAGTCTTCCGGAAATCCGAATGCCATCAATCTGTGGGACAGCAATGCCAAACGGGGAACGCCGTCCAAAGGTCTGATGCAGGTCATCGATCCAACGTTCCGTGCATATGCCATGGCGCCATACAACAAGAACATCTGGGACCCGCTCAGTAATATGATTGCATCTATCCGATACGCAGTGAGCCGCTATGGAAGCCTTTCCAGAGCCTACCAGGGGCACGGCTATGCGTCCGGCGGCTTCCCGCAGACTGGCGAGTTCTTCATGGCACGCGAATCCGGACCGGAGCTTGTAGGCCGGATGGGCAGCAGAAACGCGGTTGCCAACAACGATCAGATCACAGAGGGCATCAAAGGTGCCGTTTTTGAAGCTATGCTGGACGCATTCCAGGCAGGCGGTATTTTTGAGCGGAAATCCGATGCGAACAAGGACGTTACCCTGGAGCTGACGATCAAAGCCGATTCGGAAACTCTGTATAAGGTCGTTCGGAAAGGCAAAGAGAAACACGATGGAAGATACTATGTGATTGAAACAATTTAGGAGGCGGGTACATGGATGAAATGATTAGCGTTGACGGGAAAACATTCAAGTGCCCGTCATCCTTTAAATGGAAAAAGAGCGACATCAGTGCAAGCGACGCGGGAAGAACGGATGATACGCAGATGCACAAGAACAAGGTGGGCGAAAAGCGCACCTTGTCTCTTGGCTGGGTCTGCCTGACAAAAGCTGAAATCCATGAGATTCTGGTGGCGTTCGAGCCGGAATATGTCAATATTACATATTGGGATCCATTAGACGGAAAGGACATGACGCGGCGATTTTATACAGGCGATATGGAAGCTGATGTGAAATGGTGGGCGAAAGGCCGCGAACGGTACTCTACACTAAATTTTGAGGTCATAGAAAGGTAGGAAAACATGCGGACATTATCAGAAAAGTTTAAAGAACTGCAGGAAGAGCATCCGGGGCAGGTTCTGCGCTTTGTAGATCTTACGCTCAAAGATGGAACGGTTCTGAATCTGACAAATCATCAGTTGTGGGAGAAAGGATTTCAGTTCGAGGATGCTGTTTCTGGAGAAAGCAGTTTTGATATCGGATCGGTAATTGTTAATCAGTGTATCGTTAATATCAACAACATCTATAACGATTACAGCAATTATAATTTCGAAGGTGCGGAAGCGGTTTGCTATCTCGGTATGAATGTAGGCGAGAAGACCGAACAGATCGAAAAAATCCGAATCTGCACGATGACGGTGGTAGAAGCTCCGTATCAGAACAGTTCCATTATTTCTCTGACCTGTCAGGATAATGCCCGCAAATTCGACCGGGACTATGCAGAAAGCAAGCTTTCATATCCGGCCACCAGATCGCAGATTATCCGGGATGCCTGTAATGTATGCGGCGTAACACTGGGTACGGTATCTTTTTACGGAGATGACTATGTAGTGCAGGAGCGGCCGGCGGATGAGGCATTAACCTTCCGCCAGGTGCTTTCCTGGACGGCACAGCTTGGATGCCAGTGGATGCGCTGCGACGAATACGGACGTTTGTGCATTGGATGGTATCAGCAGAAGCCAGTGGCAGAAGATCTGCTTAAGATTCGAAGCACGATCGGACTTACTGTTAATCTGGAAGAAGTTGTGATCACTGGTCTGAAGGTGACAGAATATACAACAGATAGTTCCGATGGAGCAGCATATCTCTATGGAACAGAAGGATATGTTCTTTCTATTGAAAAGAACCAGCTGATCACAAAAGGAACTGGAAAGGAAGCCGCTGAAAAAATCGGACAGCAGTGTGTAGGCATGCATTTTCGACCGTTTTCCTGCAGCCAGCTGATGGATATTGCAATGGAAGCCGGAGATGCGGTGGTGGTTACAGATCGGAAAGGGAATACTTATCAGAGCTATGTAACCGTGACAACTCTGAAACCGGGAGAATATCAGAGCGTTGCCTGCAATGCCAAGAGCGCGGAGCGAAACAGCTACAAACGGTATGATGAACTGACACAGGCATATCTTGCACAGAAAAAGCAGTATCAGGCGCAGAAAACAGCTTGGGAAAATCAGATCGAAGAGCTTGGCAAACGCCTAAAAGAGTCTCCCGGTCTTTATACAACCGAGGAAAAAGATTCTTCTGGTGGGAAGATTTTTTATTGGCATAATAAGCCGACGTTGAAAGAATCCGATATTATCTGGAAAATGACAGCGGATGCCTGCGGCGTATCCACAGATAGCGGAAAAACGTGGAATGCTGGACTCTCTGTTGACGGTAAACTGATTGGCAAGATCATGAGTACGATCGGCCTTAATTTCAGTTGGGGCGTTGGCGGCGAACTGATAATCCAGGATAAGTCCGGGAATGAAACCATGTATATCAATGCAGAAACAGGAGAAGTAAGAATCCGAGCCACTTCGTTTTCTATATCTGGAAAAACAGTGAACGACATCGCAAAAGATTATGCGAATAGCACACTGGATGATTTTTTACAGGGCGAATATGCAGATGCGATGACTGAAATTTCGGAATCGCTTGATAAAAAAGCAGAAACATGGTATCAGGATACGGATCCATCGTTGAACTGGAATGAAAGAAGGGAAAAAGAGCCTCTGCAGGACAGCGAAAAGGAAACCATCACAGATTCTAAAAATGAAGATCTTCTTACCGTGTGGGAACGAGAAAAAGTTTCCCATAATGGAGACTTGTGGCATAATACCACAACGAATGTGCAGTATATTTACATCAACGGAAACTGGCAGGAAATGAATGTTCCGGATGAGGTTTTTGATAAAATCGACGGAAAAGCACAGATTTTCGTGGCAGAGCCGGTACCGCCGTATGATGTTGGTGATACTTGGTTTACCGGTACGGAAATCCGAGTCTGCATGACAAAACGAGAGTCCGGCAAATATCAGGCAAGCGATTGGTTGAAAAAGGATGCGTATACAGACGATTCTGCGTTGAACACTTTTTTGAATGGAAGCTATAAAAATACGCTTACGGAGGTTCGCTCGCAGATTGATGGAAAAGCGGAAACCTGGCGGCAGGAAAGTGATCCGGCAACTGCATGGACTACAACAGCCGAAAAAGCAAAGCACAAAGGAGATTTATGGAATAATACCAAAACACAGAAATCTTATATCTATAACGGTACAGGATGGGAAGAGATGACTTCAACACCGCCTGAAGCTGTCTTTGATATGATTGATGGAAAAGCTCAAATCTTTGTCAGTACACCAGTTCCTCCATACGCAATTGGAGATTTGTGGTTTAACAACCAAACTTCAGATATCTTAACCTGTATAGTAAACAGGGAATCTGGCAAGTTTACAGCGGCCGATTGGCAAAAAAGGAATAAATATACCGACGATTCTGCTTTCACAAAATGGATGAATGGTGAATATTCCAATACACTGCAGGAAGTAAAAGGACAGGTGGATGAAAAAGCAGAAACATGGAGACAATCTGCGGATCCATCAAAATCATGGACAACTACTACTGAAAAAACAAAACATAAAGGGGATCTCTGGTATAACACAACAGAACAGAAGTCTTATATTTACAACGGAAGCACCTGGGAAGCCATGAAGGCGGAGCCGCCGAGTTCCGTTTACGACTCTATTGACGGAAAAGCGCAGATCTTCGTAAACACGCCAAAACCGCCATATGATGTGGGAGACCTGTGGTTTAACGATTCTACATCAGACATTATGACCTGTGTTACAGGAAGGAAAAGTGGAAATTACGTTTCTTCGGATTGGCAGAAGAGGAACAAGTATACGGATGATTCTTCTTTAAATACATGGATCAATGGAACATATAAAAATACGCTGTCGGAAGTCAGAGGCCAGATAGACGCGAAGGTTGAGACATGGAGACAAAGCACCGACCCGGCGACATCATGGACAACGGATGCGGCAAAAAAACTGCATAAAGGAGATTTGTGGTATAACACCAATACGCAGAAGTCCTATATTTACAACGGAAGCACCTGGGAAGCCATGAAGGCGGAGCCGCCGAGTTCCGTTTACGACTCTATTGACGGAAAAGCGCAGATCTTCGTAAACACGCCAAAACCGCCATATGATGTGGGAGACCTGTGGTTTAACGATTCTACATCAGACATTATGACCTGTGTTACAGGAAGGAAAAGTGGAAATTACGTTTCTTCGGATTGGCAGAAG